CCGGCCCCCCCCCCCCCCCCCCCCCCAGCCGTCAAACTGCCACGCTCCAGCCCCGCGCCCCGGCAATCCACGCCCGCGCATTGGGAGTTAATCGGTCTAGTTTTAAGTCTTGCTTGTATCATATCGTTGTAAATCAACAGGTTATACATCAATTACAGGGGATTCGATATCCCTTGCCCCCTCGAAATCCTCGAATCCGGCGCCCGATCCAGCCCCGCCATCCGCCAGCCCCGCGCCCTTTTGAAACACTTCCCCCGCCCCCAATACCATTTCCGGGACCTGCGCTGCAGCCATGAACCGCCGGAACTCCCCGACCCGCGGATCCTCCACAAGGGCGGCCCGGCTTGTGACCCCACCACTAAGCAGCTCCGCCTTATCGATCAGCGCACAGACCTCGATGGCGCTGATCTTCCCGGCCTTCGCCTTGTCGATCAGGGCATCCAAGCACAAGGTCACCACCGAGCGCAGTTGCTTCAGCGTCCTTTCTTTATAGGGTGGAATAGTCCCCGTCGCTTCGCCATCCGCTTGAAATTCCAGCACAATCCGGATATCCAGCCCCAGTAAATCCTCGATCTTCTTCGGGCTGATCCCCTCGCCCAACAACTTCACGCAGGCCCGGTGAATCTCCGGCTTGCGTGCCTTCACGCGCTCGCCGCTATCAATCCCCCGGGCGGCCAGCGTTTCCGCAAGATCCACCTCCAGCCCCAGACCCGGCGTCTCGTGCATCACCATCGCAGCTTCCTGCGTCTTCCTGACCTTTCGTTGGTTCATGCCGGTTTATCCTCCGAAAAAAAATGAGGGCGGGCACCCACGCCCGCAGGCCGCGCCGCTGGCAGGCTCCAGTAGGCCGTGGACGGCACGCGTTTATGACCCAGCACCGTCCTGCACTCGATGACCCCCAGCTCGATCAGCTCATACACCCACGGCACGCTAAAGCCGATCAGCGCCGCAAACTCCGCCACGCTGTAAAGCTGCGGCAGCCCCGGCCCCAGCAATCCCCGCACCACCCGTTCCGGCACCCGCCAATCACTCCCATCCCGGAATGCCCCTGGAAAAAAAACAGAGCCCGCCTGATTCAGCGCCCGCAGCACCCAGGCCACTGGCACCCCCAGCAAATCCGCCACCTCCTCCGGCCCATACACCACCGCCGCCGGCCGCCCGCGTTTCGCGGGAGCCTTCGGGGCCAGGGGAATGGATGGTAACGCTTTCAAATCTCAAATCTCAAATTTTCCCCGCGTCCCCATACTCCGCCCGCGGCAGCCTGGCCCGGTGCCGCGCCTCATCGATCTGCATTTGCAGACTCCGCATCTGCTCCAGCCGCTCCGCCCGGCGTCTCCGGCGCATATACTCCAGCGAATCCAGCCACAGCCAGCTTCCCAGGCCAAAGCACCCCACCGCCAGCACGATCACCAGCCAGCCCAGAAAGGCATCGCCCTTCGCCAGCGTTTCGAAAATGTAAGTAATTGGTTTCATATTTTGGATAGTTGAAATTTTAAAAAGTTCCCATTCACCGTTAGTCAGTCCCACTCCTCCCTCTCCCCCCGCACGTCGCAAAACCACGGATTCCGCACCCAAGTGCTGAAGGCCCCCAAGCTCCTCCGGCTCCACAAATGGAAGCCGTCCAAAGCGTGCTGGCGGTGAAAATCCTGACTGCCGCGCCCCAGCGTCCCCGCCCAGCAAATCAAATGCGCCAGCCCACCTTCTACGACCGCACCCAGCCCGCCCAGCTCCTCCCGCGTTGGCCCGCAGTCCTCCCACAGGTCCAGATCAAAATACCGCCCGGCCCCATACTCCTCCGGCCGCGCCGCCAGCTCCTCCCGCATCGCATTCACCCGCCGCCCCAGCTCTTCAAACTGCCGCGCCAGCGTCAGCAGGTAGACTTCCGCCGCCATTGGGTGCATATGGATCTCCCCCACCGGAGCCTCCGGCATCGGATCCCTGCGCCGCGGCTGCCAGGGCAGCGCGTGATACTCCGGCCACCCCAGACTCCGATTTTGCGCCCGACGGTCCAATGCGGAAAACCGATCAGGGGCCCGCTCGTGTCGGTGCCGCTGCTCCGGCCTCCGGTCCCATTCCTCTTGCTCCCGCCGCCAGCCCTCCCGGATTGCCCCTTGCAACGCCTCAGCCTCACCTGCCGGACGCGGCACCACCGCCCGGAACACCGCCTCACCCCCAGGCCCAGTCCCCACCGTCACCGGCCACGGTTTTCCATCGTAATAATCTGCCGCCCCGATCGCAGTCATTCGGTCCTCCCTTCTGCTATGGCGATGGCGGCGCGAGCGGTGCCATCGACCCGCAGCGCCATCTCCCGGTAGGTCGCCCAGACGTGGGGAAACGCCGTGCGCACCGCCTGCATCTCGTCATACGAGGAAAACCCCAACGCCACCCCCAGCCGTTTCACGAAAGGGCTCCCGTGCAACGCCATCTGTCCAGCCGTCGCCATATCCAGTTCTGCTTCGTTTAGTTCATCCATAACAAATAATCAGTTGGGTTAAAAAATGAAAGGCCGTCTCTCCGGCTGTCATGGTGGACCGATTTTGGGTTGCATGCCCCGCTGCGAGGTGACCGGTCGCGTGTCCCGGGCAGCAGTCGCTCATCTCTCGTCACCATTTGAGTTTCCGATTTTAGTGGGGTGCCGGGGAATCGAACCCCATTGAAGCAGTCGGCAGCCCGTAGGCTGTCAGTCGCCAAGCGCTCCGCATACGGCGCACCCCAAATTTGCATCAGCACGCCTTCGCTAGTCCGGGCGGGACGTGGGTAAACGGGATCCCAGCCGGCAGGCCGGCTTCCTTGGCACTGCGAATGCACAGGCGCATCGCGCCAGACGTGCTATTGCACGTCGCCTTCGCGATCTGCCGGATAAAATCGGCCAGTTCGGGCTCAAGCCGCACCGTCATGGTGGGGTTGATTTCAGTTTCGGATTCAGTGGTTGTCGCACTCATATTTGCAAAATTATACAGAATAAACTTGCAACGCAAGAAGGTTCTTGCATTATTTTGTAAATTTTCTATTATCCAGTGTGCCAAAGAAAACATCCAGCCCGTCCGAAGTCTTCGCGTTCCGCCTGCCTAACGAGGATCGGAAATGGCTGGAGTCCACCGCCCAAGCAAACGGGGTCGAGGTCTCCCAGATCGTCCGCTGGGCCGTCATTGCCATCAAGCAATACGTGGACGCCCACGGCGGCCGCATCCATCTCCCGCTCGACATCCGCACCCTTTGGGAACAGCGCCCTGCCTTCCCTGGTCCTTCAGCTTACACCAGCGGCCCATCCGAAAACACGCCAGATCAGCCCACGCAGCCAGTCAATCACCTCCCAACGCCCAGGAAGCGCATGGGCGGAAAATAATCCGCGGCCCTTGGCTGCACTAGCCCAGCCACTTCCAGAGCCCACCCAGCGCCACGGGCAGCAGCCACAGCCCTACCAGGAGAAAACCACGGCCCTCCTGCCCCTTCTCATCTGCCCGGCTGGCAAAATACGGCAGCGCCGCCCAGCCAGTCAGGCCCGCATACAAAACCCAGCGCCACAGGTCCATGGCTCAGTTCCGGTAAAGCGTGTTGCCGATCCGTTGGGTCGTCGTTCCGTCACTGTGGTAGTAGAAATTGCCGACCTTGTGCGTTGTGCTCCCGTCGCTGCCATACCAGAAATTTCCCACCCGGTTCACACTGGTTCCGTCACTGTTATAAAGGGTATTGCCGATTTTTTGCGTCGTCGTCCCATCCGGGTGATACCAGAAATTCCCGATCCGCTGGTGGATCCCGTCCGGTCCATAAAGAAAATTTCCACTCTGGGAATAAGTTCCACTCTGGGAATAAATTCCTCCAGCACTCCTTCCCGCCGCATACCGGCTGGTAGGGGTCGGCCCCGCGTTGTAGTCCACAATCACAGGCTGATAACTATATTGCGGCACCGGAGCCGCCGCCATTGCTTGGCTGTAGGCATTCATTCCCGCCGCCGCGCCCAGCAAAAGGCCCGCCAGCGCCCGTTTCCCCGGATCCGCCAGCATCGCCTCTCTCCGGGCCAGCATTCGGTCCCGGAAGCTTGGCTTTGGAGCCGCTGCCGCCACCACCGGCGGAGCACTTACAGCCTGACTTCCCTTTGGAGCATCCTTGGCCAGATAGAGCGTCCCATCCGGCCCACGCACCATGCCAGTCTGCCCTGCCCCGGCGGTAGCCGTGGTTGGCGTTTTCGTGGCACACCCACCCAACAGCAGCAAAACCCCCGGCAATAGCAAAATTCGGCATTTCATAGATTTCCCCATCCGTAGCCATCCCATCCACTCCTGCCAAATGAAAATTGCAGCCTCATTCCCAACCCAATACATCCGCCTGCGGGACCGGCAGGCGCGTAGCGAAAACCCGCCGGTGCCCCAAAGACGGCGAAATCACAGGCACCGTCACCGGCTTTCACCGGCAGGACTCAGAGCATCGTGATTGGTATCTTGTGACATGGGACCGCCAACCTGATCACCCCAATTTAGTGTGCCGGGACATTTTAAAACCTCTCTTCGTGACCAAAAACAGAAGGAGCCGCCCTGCCATGGCCTCTCTGAAAACTGAACGCTGAACTCCCATGCCCATCCCCATCTACACCCCCCACTGCCCCACCGGCAGCTACCCCACTTGGATCCCGGTAGCAGCCGCCCTCCCGGATTCCCCCCGCTGCGTCCTCTGCACCGATCTCGAAGGCACCTTCATCGGCTGCCACTACCAGGAATTGGATGAAGATGGCCCCCAATGGATCGACACCCAAACCGAAGACCCCTTCGACAGCGTCATCACCCATTGGATGGAACTCCCCCCTGTGCCCGAGGACGACAACTAAGAACCAAGAACAAAGAACCAAAAACCTATGAACAAATTTTCCTACCGCGTCAACGCCGGCCGTCCGCCCTCTCCGCCGCACACCCAGCCAAAAGACCTCAAAGGCCAGCGCTTCGGCGCCCTCCGCGTCATTGAATTCACCCACTGCCGCGCCGGGAAAGCCTACTGGTCCTGCGTCTGTGATTGCGGCGGCCCCAGCAGCCAGCTCATCGTCCGGAGCGATAAACTGGTCAGCGGCCAGACCCGCGCCTGCAAATGCCGCACCGGCTACAAAAAACCCGGCGTCGAACTCGGCACCAAAATGCCCCGCCAGCCCAAACCCGCCCCCGGCGCACCGGATCCCCATCCCGCCCCGGCCCCAACTAGTAAGCAATCCTCAATAGTTCACCCCCCATCGCCACCCCCCGCTGAGGATCCCGCCAGACCCGCCCGCCCCCAATACACCCCGGAGCAGCTCGCCGCCGCAGAACTCCTCAGCGCCCGCCAGATGCGGCTCTGGAAATGTCCTTGGCAGGACATCGCCGCCTACCTCGCCCTCAGCCGCCCCGGCGGCTGCACCATCGCCCGAGCCCAGCAACTCACCGCCCACTCCGCCGCCGCATGAAAACCAAACCTGCCCCACGCCTGCCCCTCACTTTGGCCAATGGCCATCAAATCACCGTTGCTCTGGAGGCCATCACCCCAGAGCAAGCCGCCGCCTGGCTGGCCACCAATAACGTCAAAAACCGCAAGCCCCGCCCGCGTCAGATCGAAATCCTGCGCCGCGAAATGGCCGGCGGAGCCTGGGCCTTCACCCATCAAGGCATCGCCTTCGGAGAGCCTGCGGAAGAAAATGGCATCGAGCCCCTGCTCGATGGCCAGCATCGCCTTCATGCCATCGTCGCCAGCGGAGTCACCCTGGCGGATGCCCTCATCTTCCGGGGCCTTCCCGTCAAAGCCCAGGAGGCCACCGACATGGGGCAGGCCCGCCGCATCGCGGAAAACCTCTCCCTCTTCGATGGGGAAGTCAATGCCACCGCCCTCTGCTCCCTCGTCAATGCCGCCGCCGGCACCTGGGCCAATTATGATTATAAAGTCTCCCTCCCCCAGACCCGGGAAATCATCAAACTATTCCCGAAATTCCGGCTCTTCGCCAAAATGGATCACAACAAATATCCGCAAGCCTTTGGCCTTACTCCCGTCAAGGCGGCCTGCGGCATCGCCCTGCATAAATGGCCCAATGAAGCCGCTGCCTTTTGGGACGCCTACCAGCGCGGCCTAAATCTTCATGCCGAGCACCCTGCCTGGCACCTGCGGAACCACTGCCTCAGCATCGAAGACATGAACTTCAAACGTCGCACCAGCCTCTTCGCTTACGCTGCGGATTGCCTCCAGCTCCACATCACCGGCACCCCCATGCCCAGCCCCAAACCCACCGGCACCGGCACCGCCTGGCTCCGACAGGAACTCGCACCAAAATACGCCGCCCTGAAAACCACCCTCCGCCTCTCATGAACCATGAACACCAAGCTCCTCCTCCCGGTTTATGATGACACCCTCCTGTTGGATGCACTCGCTGCCAGCCATCGCATCGGCCCCCGGCTTCTTGCTATCCTGAACCCCAACAGCGGCTCCAACCTGACAAAAAGCCAGGTAAAACCTTACCAGCGGGCCATCAAATCCCTGTCCAGCAATCGGTCCTCCATCCTTGGTTATATAGACCTCCATCAGGGCGATGGCTTCACCGGCCCCGGCCCCCGGAAGATCCGGAAAACCGCCGACATCCTCATTGAAATCGCCCGCTGGAATGACCTCGGCGTCACCTCCTTCTTCTTTGACGATGCCGTGGACTGGCAAGGCACCAAAATAAAACCCCTGCTCGAAGACATCCGCGCCTTCCTGATTCACCTCGATACCAGTTGGCTCAATCCCGGCGCACCCGCGCCCGGCCTCGCCTCCCTCGGAGCCAATCTCATCACCTTGGAAGACACCACCAGCAAAAACGCCCCAGCCGGGCCCTCCTGCGGCTGGATCATGCTCGGCCGGAAAACCCTCCCCCCCATCCCCGCCGGACTTGGAGCCTACTTCGCCACCGACCGCGCCCCCTCCTCCGCTTTCCAGGCCCTCCCCACCTACTGGAATCAGCTCCTAAACAAATTTCCAGCCTAAGCCCTGAAACCTGAAACCTAAAACCTAAAACCTAAAACCTGAAACCTGAAACCTGAAAACTTCCTCCCATGAACCCACAATACCTAGCCTATCTCAACAAATGCCGCCTCCGCACCGGAGACTTCGGCACCGGGGACCAGGACGGCTTCAACGGCCTGTTTCTCATCCGCCCCCTGCACCGCCGGCTACAGGTCATCGCCAGCGATGGCATGGGCTGGCAGCACGTCAGCATCAGCATCCCTGGCGCACCACGGGAGACGCCCACTTGGGCAGAAATGGCCGCCATCAAGGACATCTTCTGGCCCCCGGACCAAGCCGTCATGCAGCTTCATCCCCCCGCCGCCGATCACATCAACAATCACCCCGGCTGTCTCCACCTCTGGCGTCCCACCGGATTAGAAATCCCCCTCCCACCCTCCTTCATGGTCGGCCTCCCCGAACTCAACTGCGCCTGAAATGCTCACCTTCGGAAAATTCCCTGACGGCACGCCCTTCATCCTTGCCGAAGACCTCAAAGCCTGCGCCCGCCATGGACTACTCCGCTGTGAAAAAGGGAAGTGGTTCATTCTGCACAACGCAGAATTCAGCGAGGGCGGGACTCGCGACTCACGAATTGAAACCGCAGCGCAATCCCGCCCTTCGCTGCACTGATTTGTTCGCCATGATTCACGTCTATCCAATCAAAGATGACCAAGAGCACGAACTGGAAGGCACGATGTGCCCATGCGGCCCTCGTGTGGAATGGAACGACCCGAAGACGGGGAATGCACATGCTGAGGCGTTGGTAATCCACAGAGCTTTCGACTGCCGTGAAATCGTAGAGGAAGCCGAACGCATATTGGCGAACGCAAAAGCTGACCTATGACCACCGCGCCAACAGACTCCGAATCCACGCAAACCGTCAACGCGGTGGGCATTAGGTCCAGCGCCTTGTTCGGCTTTGTCGGTTTCGAGCTGGTCACACTGGCCGAGGCAAACAAATGCCTTGCATCGTGGGGTCATAAAATGGGGCCGATCAATCGCGGGAATCAAGGCGCGACCTGTCACGCACTCATCCACGAAGGAAATGCCGTGGTCGTCACAACCGCAAGCAACCTCATCGCGCCGGTGGTCGGTGGTGGATGCCAATGGATGACTCGCGACAACACCATCGAACTATCGCGCCTCTGCGCCGCCCGTGGCGGCCTCTGCCGTGTGGCCCTGCGACTCTGGCGCGAGTTCGTGTTCCCTGCGATGGGATACGAGTTCGCGGTATCGTATCAGGACGCCGACCTGCACAACGGCAACACCTATCGCTTCGACGGCTGGGAGCGAGTAGGACGGGCACGCAGCGGCACCGACACGCGATCCGGCAGACCGGGACGCGACAAGTGGGTGTGGGCGTGGCCAGGTAAGCCGAACAGCGTGATATCCAAACCCCCCGGTTTGGATATCACGGATATTTCCGATACTAAACCACAATAATGCTATTTTTCAATCCCTCACCCAGCCACGCCCCCATCTCCCGGCGCATCAGAGCCGTGACATCGATCCGCTTCGCGTAGTGCTTCGCGGTCGTATCCACGCTGCTATGGCCCAGCGCCTCCTGCGCGGTCACAGGAAACACCTCGCCGCGCCACGCCGCCGCATCGCTTCTCTGTAATCTTTGTGGCCAATCCCCTACCCGGCCGCAGCAGATCCCCGCAGCTCCGCATCCGTCACCACCCGCAGCGCCATCCTCGACCGCGCGTAAAACTGCTGCGCCACCTCCAGCGTATGGCCACCGTGGGCTGCCGCCGCATCCATCCCTTGGCCATCCGCCACCGTGCTCACACTCAGCTTCCGCAGTTGGTGATTCGTCCCCTTATTCTCCGCGCCGACCCATGGCCGCAGCGCCTTGCTGATCTCCCGGCCCAGCAAATCCCGGCGTCCCGTATAGCTCCGGTCCGGCGCAAACAGCAGGCCCTCCCGCTCCAGCAGCACCGCCAGCAAATCCCCCTCCACCCGGAACGTCCGCACCTTATCCGCCATCGCCCCCTTCTGCCAAAACCCTGGCAACCCGTCCACCTTTCCCCCCGCATTTAGCGGTGCCTGCTCCGGGTAATTCCGCACCACCAGCGCCCAGCCGCGCCAGCTCCCGCCCTCCTCCTCCAGCCATTCCCCCTCCTGGAGCCATCCGCGATGCGCCCAGATCACCTCGCGACTCCGCAGCCCGCACCCCGCCATCAGGCGGAACGCAATCCACTTATCCACATCCTCCGTCCGCCACCGTGCCCCCAGCGCCAGCAGCCCCTCAATCGCCGCCCCGCCCAGCCGCACCTGCTGCCCTGGACTACTTGCCAGGCGGGAAACCTCCCCAAACGTCAGCACCGGCAGCGCCAGATTCCCCAGATAATAGCTCCGCGCCTTCCGGCCCATTACACTCCGCGCCTTCCCGTATTCGGAATTGACTGTGTAATTCCCCTCCAGCGGCAGATTACTCACCAGCCCGGGCAGCCCCGCCACCCCCTCCGGCTCCCGCATCCCCTCCTTCGCCCGGGCCAGAGCCGCCCGCAGCGCCGGCCACTCCCGCCGCCGACCCTCAGGCATCCCCCGCTCCCCATTCCAGACCTGCCGCAGCCGCATCCAATCCAGCGCCAGCTCCCGTGTCAACCACGTCACCGCCTGCCCCCGGCACTGCTCCCAACTCCACCCGCTCACTTGGCAAAGAATCGTCTTCAAAGCCGACACATTATCCATCGCCGTCCCGCGCATCCGTTCCGGCATCCCCGCCTCATAAGCATCCACCAGCGCCCCCACCGTCACCACCGGCTCACGCACTGCTGCCCGGGGCCGCGCCATCGCCGCCAACTCCTCCACCCGTCCCGATTGCCAAAGCCGCACCATCGCCCCCAGCTTCGCCTCCGCCCACTGCACCACCGGCCGCAGACACCGGCACCCGCTCCGTTCCCGCGCCGGATTGCGCTCTGGAGCCACCGCTAGGCACGCGTCACAAATCCCCAGGCGGGAACTCTCCGTCTGCGGCTTCTGGCCTGGCAGCGAAAATCTGACAATCCAGGAAGGCTCAAACTCCACCACACCCGCCACCGCCCACCGCCCCGCCGCCCGCTTCTGCCGCATCACCCAAAAATTGCCAGTATTCATGTTTGTGTCAGGATAAAATCAGGCCATCCAGCCCCCGGAACCGTCCGGAGCCTATCAAACCACTAGACTGATTTCTAAACCTCCAGCCGACAGAAAGCAACAGAAACCCGCAGAAACCTAAATCCCCAAAAACCCCCATTTCACTGGGGAAAACAACCCTTTACCACCCATTTCCCCCGTCCCACCACTCCCCTCTCCCGGGGATTATGAGTCCCTTCCGGTGACATTTTAAGTCGTTGAAGATCAACGGGGCTTTTGGAAAATGGGGCGAGCTAGACTGATTACTGGGCTTTCAGGCGGCGGGGGTTTTTGGGGTCGAGTTGGACGGGGGTGAATTTCGGGGTGCCTTTGCGGGCTTCGCGGAGGAGGGCGGGGGGGAGACCCAGGCGGGCGGCGTCGCTCTCAAAGGTGGCGATCTTCTCCCGGATGGTGGCGAGGGCGGCGTTGGTTTGCTCCAGGGCTCTTTGGGGGGCTCCGGGGAGGTTGTTGTCGAGGATCTTTTGGCCTTCGGCGCGGATGGCGTTGCCTTCGGAGGCGAGGTTGTGGTAGGCGGTGGCTGCCAGTTGATCCCAGTTCCGGCTGTAGCTGCGGATTCCCACCAGGCGTTTGGCTTCTTCTTCCACGCTGAAGCTGCGGCCTTTCCGGGTGGCGTCCCGCAGGGCGTAGGTGATGCGTTCCAGCTTGGCGGTGAGGCCGGGCTCCAGGATGGTTTGACCTGCGGTATCAATGCGCTCCAGGATGCCCGCGATGCCCCGCTGGTTGCTGACGGCCCGGCCACGCCCATCGCGGTTGGCGTAGGCTTGGAGGAGCGGGTCCATGTGGACGCTGCTCCCAGCAAATTGATTCCAGAGCTGCTCGACGACGCGGCCGGCGCTGTCGGCGGGGTTCTCTCCTTCCCGCGCGGCGTTGATCAGCTCTGCCATGGTGCCCTGAGGCAGGAGGTAGCTGGAGTTGAAATAGGTGACGCCGGTCTGGTCAAATTTGGTGAAGGCGAGGTTGCCGTTTTTCTCCCATGGGGCGGCGAAGTATTTCCGGTAGATCCGGTTCCGGTCATCATCACCGCTGGTGCCGGTGATGGCTCCGATCAGGGCTCCGAGGCCCCCGACGGCGAGCCCTCCGATGGCTGCGGTGCCGATCATTCTGGCGGCGCCACGCTTCTGGAGAGCAGGGTTTTGGCTCCGGATTTCTTCCACAGCATAGCGGCTATTCCAGGCGAAGTTCCGGTAAACTTCGTATTGAAAGGCAATGAAGCTGCCCACAAACCCGAGGCGGGAGAGTTCCTTCATGACGGGGGGCATTTTGCCATAGTCCGGGAAGGTGTTGCGGGTCCGTTCTGACGCCCAGTCGAAGGCGTCGTTGCCGGTCAAGCCGCTGGCGTGGGCGGCTTCCAGGTTCCCCATGAATCCGGTGAGGCGGCCCAGGGCATCCGGCGCAGTCATGACGTATCCGGCGAGTTGGTTCTGCCAGCCGATGATGGTATTGTATCCGGCGGCTGCTCCCGCCAGCCCTCCTGCCACGGCCCCGGCGGCACGGCCAGGAGCGCCCAGCCCGCGCAGGGCGGCTTGGCCGAGGATGGCCCCTTTCACGGCCCCGAGGGCTCTCTCCCGTTTGGAGTCATCTGCCACCCATTGCAGCATCTGGCGGGGGATGGTTTCTTCCAGGTTCCGCAGGTTAAAGGATTCGCCGAGGACGCCGGAGCTTTGCAGGCGGGCGCTCATGGCCCGGTTAGCATCGGCGATGGCTTCAGCGGCGGCGTTAAAGACATCGCCACTGCGGGCGCGGCCGGCCCGCATGAGATCAATGGAGGTGCCGATGCGTTGCAGGATGTTGCCGTAAAATACGTCACCGGAATTGATGACTGACGTGACGTTGCCGAGGATGTTCACCATCCAGCTATCCGGGCTCAGGGCCACTTTGTTCAGCTTGGATTCGTTCCCCAGCCAGTGCAGGGTTTTGACTACCAGGCCACCCAGATCCGTGCCGGTGGTGGCTCCACCATCGGTGGTGGCCAGGGCTTTCATGAGCTGCGGGGTGGTCCAGAGTCCGGCCAGCGGGGTCCAGCGGTGGTTCTCGCCATTGGTGCCGGGGATTTCCTCGGTGAAGACGCCGCCGCGCTGGGTTTGGAAGAGGCCATTGGCCAGGCCCAGGGTGCGCAGGGCTTGCTGGCCCTCGTGGCGTTGCAGGAATTGGACTTGGAACCCGGCGCTCTGGGTGAAGCGGTGGAGGGCGTTGGTCTCCTCCCCCATCAGGGCGCGGAGTTCGGCGGGGATGTCTTGCCGGGCGATCAGGCTGCTGATGTTCTTGCGCACCTGGCTGTTCCGGCTGGCATTTTGGCGGGCTCCGGTGAAGGCGCTGGCTACGGTGTCCCGGTCCATGAGGTCGCGCAGGTCGGCTTCCAGTTCGGCGGCGGTGGGGGCGGGTTGGTTATTGGCGGCGGCTTGCTGGCGGAGGAAGTTCCGGGCATCGCGCATGATCCTGGCGGGATCCGCCACGCCGTTGAGGGGCTGCCCGGCTTGGGCGGCGGCGTCCAGAGCATCGTAGTTCCAGCCGCTGGCGCTGTCGAAGGCGGCGTAGCTGCGGCGCATCCAGGTGCCGATGTTCCCCAGCACGGTATTCTGGAGGTCGCCCACGGGGAGCGTCTGGGCGATAGCGGTGCTCAGGTCATCCAGATAGTTCCGGGCGCGGCGGGCACGCTCTGCGAGGACGGGGTCCAGCGCGGCCAGGGTGGGGCCCGCGCCGGGGGCTCCGTCCATGTAGCCGTTCAGGTGCCCATGGACGGTGGTCAGCGGCAGGCCGGTGCGGGCGGCCACGGATTCCGTGGCGGCTTGCAGGTCCCGGCCGATCTGGGCGGCGGCGCTATCGGCGGCACGGCGGGCGCGTTCTGTGCCGCGCACCGTGTCCACAAAGGCGCGGGGCAAGGGGGAGCCGGTCAGGATGGTGCGCAGGCCCAGCTTGTTGACGCGGAAGGGTTCCCCGGCTTGAAGGCCCAGGCGGCGGCGCAGCCATGGGTTCTGCACATCGTCGGCATGTATCACGGCGGTGCCGCCCAGGGAGAATTGCAACGCCTCCGGGCTGGTGGGGATGGCGGTGCCGGAGAGGGCGGCCTGCCGGGCGCGGGTGATCAGGTCCCGCACCTCGTTGGCCCTGTGGGCGCGGCGGCTGAAGTTTTGGAAGGCTTTGGCGAGGAAGGCTTTGATGGTTTCCCACATCTGGCGGGGCAGGCCGGCCAGCCCATCGATGGCATAGCCATTGCGGGCGCTTTCGATGGCTTCCGCTTGCCGGGCCAGCCATTCCAGGCCGAGCTGGGCGCGGTCCCCATTCAGGTGGCCGTAGTCGGCGGAGATGTCGTCCAGCTCCTCCTGCGGGATTTGCTCCGTGAGCTTGTCCCAGCGGTCCCGGAAATCCTTGTCCGTGGCCAGCAGGTGGTTCACCCCATCGTGCCCCACCCGCTCATGCAGGATGACCCGGGCCACTGCCGAGCGCGGGGTTTCCCCGGGGCGCACCGTCACATTGTCCGTGAAAATGATGGTCCGCCCGGTGCGGGGATCGTGGACGCCCTCCGCCGTGGCCATGGCAGCGCGTTCCTCCGGGGTGAAATAGCCCTCCGGTGCGTAGCCGCTGGAGGTCAGGGAGTCGGGATTGGCAACAAAATGGACGCGCTCAGTCACCAGCCCGGGCAGGGCGTTGGAGAGTGCGGTCACCGCTTCGGCGGCGGCCTTGGCGGGGTTGCTGGTCTTGGCGGAGAGGAGCGGCGTGCCGGGATTCTGCTGGGAATACGTTAAGCCTCCTAGCTGACCTATACCTGCCCTTACTCCTGTTGTTGACGTAACAGCACCAGCTTGGCCTCCTCTTCCGGATCTGGATGGACGGACGGGATTATCAAGTGCCCATTGCGTGATAACCGCGCGACGGATCGTCGCGGATCCAAAGCCATCGCGTTGCAACCCAGTAAGGGCCGCGTCGGAGATTGGGTTACCTTGGTATCGGAAGGAGCGGGATCGTCGGTCATAAGTCAGGTCGTCAAATTCTGGAACAGCAGCACGGACATTATCCACTTCTTTCAGCAGCAATGCAATTAATTTATCTGTGTCCGTGCCTTGCCAGCGGACGCCCTGCTCCGGTGCAGGGTCGCTGTGTGAGGTAAAATTAGGGTCCCCAGCCGCCAGACGGCGCAGGGCAAAACTGATCATGTTGCTGGTGCGGCGCAGGATATTGATTGGCCACAGATCGCTGGAAATGAATTTATAGTTATTGTTTCGCGCCCAAAGAAAAGCTGCCAAATATGCTTGACTGCCGGTGCTGCGTTGCCCGGCGGTGGCACTACCCTGCATTCGAGATGTATTAGCTTTATAAACGCCGGGGCTTTGCCTCGTAATATACATCGGACCGCTGCGGGTCTCGATCGTCAGTCCATTACCTGTGGGCGTGATGGTGATCCAATCCTCCGGCGTGGCCACGGCAGCAGCAATGTCAGCAATATCAGCGGAATCCGTCCAGCCGTAAAGGGATCCAGCTTCCTGAGCAATCTCCTTCCAGACCGCTATCATGCGGGCGCGGGCGGACGGCCGGGGCATGGGGGTGACGGCTGGGCGGGGCGTGGCGGCGCTGGAGGTGGTGGCGGCGCGGGAGGTCCGGGCGCGGGGAGCGGCGGCGGGCTGGGTGGTGGTGGCCGGTGGAGCCGTGGGGAACGGAATGCCAGCCCTTGAGGCTTCCCGGTAGGTGGGATGCGTGTAATGAGTGCGCAGCCATGCGCCGGGCATATCACTGTAAGTGCCATCAGCATTCCGCTGCTGCTCCCTCACCCTCACGGACCAACCATTGCCATTGGATGCAGGGGTAAAGGATTCCACGCGATCCACCATCCCTGATGATGACACGACCAGACTCCCGGGCGTGAAATAGCTGGGCAGCATGGAGTCAGGAATCCATCCCTCCGGTCTGACGCCTGCTGGGATGGGAGTGGGAGTAGGTAGCGTCAAGCGTGATGGCGCGGCAGGCGCGGCGGGCGCGGCAGGCGCGGGCGCAGGCGTGGAAACAGCCGCAGGCGTAGAGGCGGGGGCGACAGGCGCAGGCTCCGGCGTAGCTTCCGGTGCCGTCTCATCTTCCGTCCCGAAAATGTCTCCTATGGCGGACGGGGCTTGAGCGTCTGGGGCCTGCCGCGCGGCTGCCACGTCCGGGATGGATTCATCCGTCAGGGTATCGCCGGGCTGGGCGCGGTCGTGGAGGGTGGCTTTGACCTGGGCGCGGGTGGACTCGTCCACTTCCACGGCTTTTACCTCCACGCCCTGGGCATTCCGCAGGACTACGGCCCCGGTGGGGGTGTCCGGGCGGGTGCCGATGCCGTAACCCAGGGCTTCCCCCAGATTACCGGATTGCAGGGCGGCGGTGAAGGTGGGGACATTGGCGGCGGGCAGGATGGCCACGCCAGCGGGGGTGTCCATGGCGGTGAGCCCATCCCCGGGCTGCGGGGTCAGGGCGGGCGGGAGCTGCTCCAGGGTGGCGCCGGGGATGGTCATGGCAGGCTCGATGCCTGCAGCCACGCGCTGGAACTGGGCAGCGAGGGTGGCGGCGGACTCCGGCACGGTGCCCATGGGGTCCTGCGGGGTGGGCGCGGTGGGCGCGGTGGGCACAGGGAAAGGGCTGGTCTGGTCCACGGTCCCGCCGCGGGCTGCGATTGCGGCGAGGTTTTGGGGATTTGAGATTTGAGGATCTGAAATTTGAGATCCGGCGGGGACTGGAGCTGGATTGGAAATTGGAGATCCGGCGGGGACTGGAGCTGGATTTGAAATAGCCGGGGGGCTTATTGCAATCGGCGCAGACGGATTGGAATAAGTCGTAGTAGGTGGCGCGGGCTGTGTGCCATTGACAGGAGCAGCAGCAGGAGCGGCAGCGGCTGGATTGGCGGGGGCTGGCGCGGTGGGTGCGGTGGGATTGGGCGCTCCGATGTTCCTTTGCGGGATGGCCCGCGCGATGGTGGCCCCGCCCATCATGGGCAGACTGCCAAAAAATCCACCCATCCCGGCCTTCAGGGGATCCTGCTCCTGTTGACCGGCGGCATTGGCCACCACGTTCTGGAAGTTTGCCCCCACGTATTCTTCCACCCATTCCTTGGCAGGCATCAGGGCGATGGACTTCCACGGCATCCGCTGGCCGCGCATGAGCTTGGCTTCATCCGGGAAGATGCGCTCGCTGGCCAGTTCGATTGCCGCGTTCGTCAGGCTGGTCCATTGGGCGAGGCGGCGGATGCGGGCGGCGCGGGCGGGATCCGTGGGCTCCAGGGCGTCCGCCTCCTGCTGGGCTCCGGCGTAGCTGCTGCCGTAGGCGGTGGTGTAAAAGCCGGCCCAGCCTGCCCCTGACGTTACGTTTTTGGCGGTGGCAAAGGGCACGCCGCCGGTGGATTCGGTGAGGGCGGTGGCCACCCGTGCGGCCCGGCCAGCGGCGGTCAGTCCGGCGGTGGCAGTGACGGCCTTGGTGATCAGGGTGGGACCAAAGAGCGTGATGCTGCTCTCAATGCCTTGGCTGATCTGATCCGCGATGGGCGTGCTGTCCCCGGCCTCGAAGCGGTTCCGCAGTGCTCCGGGCGTGACGATGTCCATGGCGGCCTGCCCTTCAGCCGTCAGGGCGGCCTTGTTGATGCCGGTGGCTCCAGCGGCGGCTTGCGCCAGGCTGCGGACTACTCCCACCACCGGCCGGGTGGTGAATTGCTCCACCCACTTGTTGGGGATCTGCTCCAGAAAGGCCGGGGTTTGCGTCAGGGCGGTATCCAGTCCGGTGTGCAGAGCAGCGCTCAGGTCATTTCCAGTTAGTAAGTCATAACGGGACTTGGCGGCTTTATATTTGGGGTAGACCGAGAGGTTGCCGCTCACATTGGCCTCCCCCATGAAACCCGCGCCGCCGCCCATGTTGTTGTCCAGCTCCAGAGCACGGCTGGCTTGGTCAAATTTGGCCTTGGCCTGTTCCTGCATTACGGGCAGGGGAGGAAGATTCACCAAAAAGGGCTGCGGTTTCTTCCCCTTCTCCAGGGCCACCGGCAGGATGAGGGCTTCGTAGCCTGTGCCGTCTTCTTTGGCACGGATGTCGTAGCTGGCCAGCGAGTTCGGCCCTACGCCGATGGTCCCGGCCTGCGTGGGCGTGGGGTTGGCGTCAAAGGGGGCACCGGCATCTGCCACGGCCTTCCCGGCGGCCTGCCACTCCGGCGGGGCATCCATCTGGTCGGGATCGTGATTGCTGCTGGCCAGCACGTTTATGAATTGCTGGCGCTGCGCCGGGTCCGGGAAAAACTCCCGCGCCTTCCGCTCCTGGGCATAGCCGGAAATGCCGGAGAGTGCGGCCTGCACATCTGCATCCACGGCATGGGTCCCCTGCCAATATTGCAGAGGATCCTTTACCAGGGCGCGTCCTTCCGTGACGGTGTCCGCGTGCCATGCCTTGACGGCCCCGGCGATCTGCTCCGGCGGGAGCTGCTGCTTCAAGCCGTATTGCAGCACTTCATCCAGCGTGGCGTCAGGCATCAGGGTGTGTTCTGGTTTTGGTAGTAGCCAGCAGCGGTTTTGCTGGCGGCAGGGGGCTTGCCCGTCACGGAATCCACCAGGATGTCGTTGCCATTGGCGTCACGCATCCTTATCAGCTTGTTTGGAGGCGGCACCGCAGGTGTGCCATACTCCACCCCGTTCACGGTAGCACTCTTTGGCAGCAGGCCAAATTGTTGGAGCTGTTCCGGAGTTGGCCCGCCAGTCTTGTTCCCATAGGTGCCCATGGCACTGTTTTCCACGCCGTAGATGGATACCCCGGGCACGCCTGGGACTGGCACATTCCACGCTGCGGGAGGCGTTTGCCGTTTTTGCTCGAGCGCGGCGGCAGCTTCGGCCGCCGTCTCCTCCCGGTGGCGCTGGGCTCCGTAGCCGGCAAAGGCCGTGGCGAATTCCATCTTGGCCTTGGGGCTCATGCGCTGGACAGCAGCACCTATTTCCGGCGTCATGTATTTGCCAAACAACGCAAACGTCCCCGCAGTGATGCCATCAGCGGCATCCGCTTCCTCCTGTTTCTTCTGGGCCTTCTCGGACATGGCATCATCCTTCCTCATGCCGTAGTCTGCCAATTGCTCCTGCCGGAGCTGTTGGTGCTGGGCGTCCTGCCGGGCATACAGCTTGTTATCCCGTGCCTCCTGCCGGGCGTAGGCGGTTTGGTTATCCTCCTGCTGCCATTGGCGGTCCTCCACGCGGCGGGCATCGGCGCGTTTATTCTGGCCGTAGGTCTGGAGCGCTCCGGCAAAGGCATTGCCCGCCGCCGTGATGCCGGGGGCGATGCCCTGGGTGTCCTTGCTGATGGACGCGTCGAGGAGATTGGCTTGGACGTTGTAGGCCATGGGGGTGGGAAGTGATTGGTTAAAAGTGATTAGAGGAAGGCCATGGCGGCGTAGGCCAGGATGCTGGCTCCGGCTCCTACGGCGGCGCTGGTGGTGGCGGATTTCCGGGCGGCGGCGGCGTTGGCGTTGCCATTGGCCATGTTCAGGGCGCTGTAGTAGGCTGAGTCCTGCCGGCCGATGTCGAATTGGTAGGCTTCCTGATTCAATCGGTTGGTATCGGTGGAGGCATTCAGATTGGACTGCGCCACATTCACGCCCGCGCCCAGATAAGGGGAGAAGGCGCTGGGGCCGGTGGTCTGGCCGCTGACCTGGCTGCCGCTGCGACCGAACATGCGCTGCTGCGGGTCCCAGAAGGCACCGAGCGTATTGAAGGCGTTATTGGAGGTGGCGGCATCCGTGGCCCGGCGCTGGGTGGTCTGGCTATCCACCGCGCTGGCGTAGCCCCGGCGCTGGTCCCGGCGGGCGTCGCTGAATTGCTGGCGGCCCAGCACCTCGGCGATCAGGGAGGAGGTGCCCCCGGCCAGGCCCCTGGCGCTGGCTCCGGCGCGGCTCTGCTGCACGGCGGCGCGCACGTCCTCCGGGCTCATGGCGCCTTCCAGCTTCAGGTCCCGCAGGGCCTGGCGGTTGGCTTCCTGCTCCAGAGCGCTGGGGCCGGTCTCCTGAAGCCGGGCCAGCACGGACTGGTTGGCGGCGGTGATTTCCGGGCTGGCTCCGAGGAGCTTTTCCCGCAGGCCCAGCCCCTGCCGGCCTATGGCGGCGGCCTCTGCCGCGCTGCGGGCTTCTGCCACATCCACCTCATTCCGGGCATAGTCCGCGCCGTATCGCCGGTTCAGGTCCAGGTAATAGGGGTAGGCTTCCCCGGCCAGAGTCATGGCATCCCGCCCGGTCTGGAGCAGATTGATCTGCGGGGCCTCGCTGGTAGGGGACTCGGCGGAAAAGTCCGGCGTATCCTCGGCGGCCTTGGCCTTGGTGGCCTTGGCGGCCTTGCTGGCGGCCAAGGCGGCGGCGTTGCGGGTGAGAGCTGGCATAGGAAAAAGTCAGGTAAACAGGGTAAATAATTTAGTAAATCCACTCAAGGACGACCAAGCCAGGCTGGCCGGATCCGCCCACGCCAGTCTGGTATTCCGGGCGGCTTGATTCCGGGATGATGAGGCTGGTGCGGATGCTGTAAGACATGCCATAATCCGTGCCTGACGTGCCTACCATGGCGGCGGCGGCCAGATAGCCAGTCCCACCTTTGCCACCCAGGTTCAGGCCGGTGCCCCCTGAGTAGCCACCCCCGCCGCCGCCCTCTCCGCTGTTTTGGGTGCCATAAGCGTCCGCGCCCTGCATGTTGCTGGACCCGCCGGAACTGCCGGGGTCATTGCCGTTCCCCCCCTGCGCATTGTTGGCACCGCCACCACTTTGGCCGCCGCAGCCGCCACCTCCGGCGATAGCAAGGGCGCGGCTGGTATCGCCCGCTCCCACGCCAGTAAATTGGCTGCCGTTGTTTGTGAAGATGCCGCTCAGGCCGCCGCCATTGTGCTGGTGGGCGCTGCCCTGCCCGGCCCCGCCGAACCCGTAGGCCCGCCGTGCCAGCCCATGCGCTCCCTCCCCCACCACGATGGCTAGGCGCTGTGCAGCAGTGACTGCCATCTTGCCCCAGGTGAATCCACCCACCCCACCCTTCACCACTCCACTGGCGTCCGGTGCATCGTTTGATCCACCCGCACCCCAGATCCAGAATTTCACAAAGGTAGCGCCCGTAGGGGCCGTGACAAATTGATCCTGCCCGGTGAAGGCAAAGACCACTTTGTTGGACCCGAGGTCGATCCATTCCGGGAACCCCAGTTTGTTCCAAGTGACGACAGGCTTCACCATGTTATTGGGTGCCCCGTCAAAATACCGCATTTGGCCGCTGGTGGTCTGCACCACGAGGCGTGCCCCCTCCAACTTGTCGCCGGGGCCAAAGATGGGATAGGGCGCTACGACATCCGTGGCCGGGAGCAGGGGAGCCAGCCATGGGGTGGGGGCGCTGGCCTGCTCCAGTTGCGCCTGGCAGAGTTGCAGGGACTGGCCGGAGGCGGTCAGGCCATCCGTCTTCAATCCGATTTCCGCTCCATTTTGCAGAGCCTGCGTCGCGGCATTCACCACGATTTGCAGCCGCGTCCATACCCCGGGCTCCAAGGACGTGTTCGTGCCGGATACCATGGTGCCCAGGGCGCTGCGCAGGTCAGGGCTCTGGGCCGGCGTCATGGTCAGGCAGGCGTAGATAGTGTAACTTTGGAGGTTTTTCACCATCAAGGAGAAACACACGTTGCCCGTGCGCAGGTTCCCGCCAATGCTGCTGGAGATCCAGGTGACATAGCTCACGGACGCGCAGTAGGTATCATCCACCTGCAATTGCGCAGCCCAGGTGCTGAGGTTATTGTAGGAAACTTCGGCGCGAATCACCTTGATCTTGCCGCCCACCGGCCGGCAGGTCCAGTCGTAGGCATTTTCCTCACTCCCACCCGCCGCCACGGTGCTGCCCTCGGGATTCCGCCAGTCCTGGTAGGCAAACGCGCAGCGGGGCAGCAGATTCCTGCCCCGCACGCCGGGCGCTATGGCGTTGGTCAGTGCGGCCAAGTCGAGGAACTCCACGCCCATCCCGCCCGTCGGCACCAGCTCCACCAGCGGATTGGCGATGAGGTTCAGCGCGGCGGCATCCACCCGGGTGGTGGAGGTGGCAATGAGGCCGGGGGTAGTGGTCAGGGTGATGTTGGGCATGGCTTTAGTTCCGGCGTGTGGCCAGGTTGCGTTCGCCGAGTCCATCGGCGCTTACGGTCTTGAGGGTGCAGCGGCCCTTCCGGCTCTCGAAAGTAAAGGCCAGCCAGCGCACGTCCTGCCGCAGTGGGTAGGCGCTCACCCAATGCTGCGGGGCGGTGAGGGGCAGGCCGCTGCGGACTTGCGGACCGTCGCTGCACAGGATGGTGTAGTCCTCCCGGTGCGGGCTGCTCCATGTGTCCGTGGAGTTGAGAGGATTAAACGGGCTCAGGCCGTGGCGGGTGTATTTCGTGCGGCTGTAGCTGCGCCAGTCACTCAGAGTGCGGGTTTCGCCGGGGCCCTCGCCCACCAGGGAGACGCGGGTTTCCGCCCCCTGGGTGCCGGTGGCGGCGGTGATGCTGCGGAGTTTTTTCAGCCCGGTGTCTCCCAGAGTGTAGCCGCGTGTGGTCAGGCTCCAAGCAATATCGACCTCCGGGGTGCTGCCACCAAAGGAAGAGACGCGCCGCCGGTCGCACAGGCCGGGCTGGTCCAGGGCGATGACGCGGCCGTTGTGCCGTCCATCGATCATGAAGGGCACGCGCCGGCCATAGAGATCCGTCTGGAGCAGTTGCAGGCAAATCAGCCCATCGCTGTCAAAAGTGTCGATCCCCTGCCAGTAGCCGCTCACGGTATCGTAGACGAGGATGGCGTTGTTGAACGTAGCGTGATCCACTGGCACGGCGAGGTAGTAGTAGCGCCCGTGGACGGTGCCGCAGGCTCCGGCGGCGGCGCTCCAATTGATCCGGCGCATGGTGTTTTCGATGTCGTTACTGAGCGGCACGGCATTGGAAACCAGACGCGCCTCATTGCTCTGCGAAAGGCGGTAGACGCCGCCTTCCGCCAGCCAGATGACATCACTGCCCACCTGCGCCACACTGCGCCGGGCCAGGCAGCCGATGTTCCGGTTGATCTGTTGCGCGGACAGATCCGCCATGTTCCCGGTGATGCCTGACAAAATGAAGATGGACTGGCTTTTCCAGACGATGATGTTTTTCTCGATGGGGAAGAGCGCGGTGATTTCGTCGTCTTCTCCGGAGTTGAGGCGGGCGGTGTTGAGGGCGAGGTCGAAGGCATTGTAGTCCAGCAGGTCACTCCAGGCGATGGTGTCCCGCGCCGTCACCACCCAGAGCCGGTCTGCCGCTACGATGCCATAGTCCGCAGGCGGCGTGGATGAGAGGAACCGGGGAGCCTCCGGATTGGCCAGATCCGGCGGGGGCTTGCTGCCCAGGTAGAAGCCGCGTGTCTTATCCCCATTCCAGATGAGCGGCTCCAGGGTCCGGCCCCGCCAGAGGACCAGCAGGCCAAACGCCTGGGTAAATTCCACCAGGCTGCCCAGCACCACGCCCGCAGGCAGGGAGATTTGCTGCCGGTTGCAGCGGTCCGCGCAGAGCCAGACCTTGTCCGGCGTGGCCAGCGCCATCCACTCCCGCCCATCCGGGTCACTGTAGATTCCTGCCCCCAACAACGCTCCTCCGAATGAGGGGTTGTGATGCACCGGCATCACCGTAGCCGGGCGGGTCTCTGCCTGGCTGCTGACAAAGCGGTTATTGTAAGCCCCGCATACCAGCCCGGCGGGTTCCTGACCGTTGGAGAATCCCGCCCCGGAGCGGAGCAGGGAGGGGTCCAGCCGGTCATTCCAACCCACGAACCCAGTGTCCAGATCCGCTTGGAGCGGCTGGTCACCTTGGACTTGTGGGATGCGGCGCATAGGAAAATTGGGAAATCAGGAAATGGAGAAATTGGGAAATTGGGAAATTAGAGGACGCTGCCCTTGCTGGCCATGCGGGCGCGTTTTTCGGGGAGGGTCAGGCCGGTTTTGATTTCGAAGTGGGGTTCGTCTACAATTCCTTTCCAGGTGCCGCCCCATTCGAGGTTGTGCTTGGTGGCCAAAGCGGTGCCGATGGCGCGGTGGATGCGGGCGGCTTCGCGCCTGTCTTCCGGCGTCCCGTCATCCAGATATTTCGTGGCTTTGAAGACGCCAAAATCCAAAGCGATTCCAAAATTGTGATTGGATTGCCCACCCTTGGCATTGGTAACTTTCGGGCCGGCGGTGGTGCGCCCCTTGGCGTAGAGGGCATCCTGTTCCGCATAGCTGCGGTTGCCGGAAATGGCCACGTAGAGGCACCCGCTCTTCGCCGCCAAATGCATAGCCTCCGCAAGAAACGCACGGAAAATCGCAGCGGCCTTGGGGTCGAGCGTGGCGAGGTTCTTTTCGGTGCGGGTGGAGAAGGTGCTCATGTGGGTTAATTTGCTTCCACGGCGGCGGCGGCTGGGATTAAATTCCCGCCCCCTCCACAAAGATTTCGTCTAGCGTTTCTGCGGAGATTTGCAAAGCTCCGGCGATGGCCGCCACCATCGGATGGGTGCGCAGGAAATGGCTCGAATATTCCCACTCGATCAGCGCCCCGGTGCGTTGAGGCTCCGGTAGGGCATTGACGGTGGATTCCACGTTAGTCAACAGTCCGCGTCGCAACAGTGCCAGCCGGAGCTGGCGCGGCGTGATAGCTTCAGGGACGGGTTCCGGGGTGCTGGCACGGGGGAGATTTATGGCGTCATCCACAGGCAGCACCGTGCATCCCTCTGGCGGTTGCCAGTCGGATCCGGGAGCGATGACCACGGTGTTGATGACGATGCCGTCTCTGATGATTGCGTAGTCCATAATTTATTAGATATCGGTTATCTCAGTGATCTGGCGGTGCAGCGCCTTGTGGTGCCCCGCCGTTATCCGGCGGAGGATTGGATGAACGCCATCACCGTGCAGTGGGTAGTGACCATGACAAATCCCGGTGCGCCATTGCCACCGGCTCCAGAGGAGAAACCAGTCTCGGATGCCCCGCCTCCGCCGCCTCCGGCCCCAAAGCCGCCACCGTTACCTCCTGCGCCTGAGGGGTCTCCGCTCGCTGATCCGCCGCCCCCTCCTCCAATGCCTGCCCAATACGGAGTTGTGTTACCGGCCCCTCCGGCCCCCCCTCCTGCCGCGCCACCCGTCCCTCCTGTAAATGCAGGGGTCATGATTCCGCCGGTGACGCCCATTGTGCCGCCAACCCCTCCCGCCGCTTGAGTGTTGCTGGTATTTAATCCAGCTCCACCTCCTCCTCCGGTGGGCAATGCTGCTGCTGAGGATGTTGAGGAGGTGGCTCCCGCAGAGTTACTGCCCGCCCCGCCCGCTGAAAGGCTAACAGAGAACGAGGGAAACGATCCACTCCGTAGAGTCGTGGCTGTCCCAGCAGTGCCAGCGGAAGAAGTCCCGCCGCCGCCACCGTTACCTCCTACCGCTTGGTAGGGACCGAACAGGGAAAACCCTCCAACAGTGCCAGCAATGCCGTTGCCCAGTGTGCTGCGGCCAGTCCCGCCTAGGCCCCCGGCTCCCACGGTCACCGATTCCGTTGCATTTACAAAAGATGCCAGACCCCTCCCCTGCACGATACCCGCGCCACTGCCGCCGCCCCCGCCCCATCGATCCGTCGTGCCAGCGTCACAGCGACCACTGCCCCCGCCCCCTCCCCCGCCAATCAGCATCACCTCGTAGCTGTAGGCGCGGGCAGGTTTATACCATGTGCCCGATGCGGTAAAAACTTGAATGTCCACCTGTGGCGAGGAAAAAAACGTGTTCCAGGTGCTGCCGCTATAGATCAACTGCACCCTGAGATAAGCCTTCCGAATCACGATGTCTGCCGCCGTGCCGTCAATGGTTTTGCCATTCCGGCCAATCGTCACATTATTGGTGGGCCAATTGTATTTTGTGCCGTAGAGCGTGATGATATCCCCTGCGGCGGGAGAGGCTGGCAGGGTAACGGTAAAGGCTCCCCCGGCTGTGTCCAAGTCCAGCACATCACCAGCAATGGCAGTATAAGTCGTAGTTTTGACGGTGGCACGGCTGGCGGCGCGGGAGCTGAATATAGAGATCATATCAATAAAATTTTTCGACGTTCATAAGAGATCAGCATCCTCAGAATTTTTCCTCAGTGAGAATGACAGCCCCGGTATTGCTCCACAGGCCAATCGGCTGGGAGTAGGCTTTGTATTCTTCATCCGCAAAGGCCACAGGCACCCCAACGGTTAGGGGGATGCCGCGCTGGGTGGTGGCATTGAGGGTGCGATCCCAGCCCCATGCGGCATCGCCGGATTCGAGATAGACCACGAGGGCTTTGCGGCCGGCCGCGCCGGGAATTTCTGCCGCACTTCCGGCGGCGATGGTAATGGGGGCGGACATGGTGAGAGGAGATCAGGGGTGGAAATTTGCGAAGGCGAGAAAGAAGAGAAAGCCCATCCAGGAGACCGTGAGCACAACCAGCAGGAATGCGGTAAACCGTTCCCAGGCAGTCATGGCGCGATGGGGGTTTTGCCGCTGAAACCACCGGCGGGCAGCAGGGCATTGAAGGAAGACCCCGCTTCTGTGAGGGAAGGGGCGGGGGCTTTGCTGATCAGGGTGATGGACATCTCGACGCCCTCGTAGCCGATCCCGAACTTGAGCGAGGGCCCTGTGTAGCTGCTTCCGGCGCAACCTGAAGTAAGGATGGCAGCACATAGCAATAAGAGTTTGGTTTTCATGCGCGGGTAAGGATGAGGATACAGAGGGTGAAAACGGTAAGGACAATGGCCCAAACCACGAGGCGGCTGATGACGATCATAGCGCTTGGGTGGTATCAAGGTAATTATCCGGAGGAGGGCCGCAGGGGAGATCCGGCACGATTTCCGCCCGGGGAACATCCCCGCTGTCGAAGTTGCTGGTCTGGTCCACCCATTCCCGGGAGGCCACGAGAGCGGCATGCACCAGGTCATAAATTTTCCCGACACGGCGGCGGGCCGCCCCATTGTCAGGCATTTCAAGATCCGCGATGACAGCAAAGTAAAATTCCTCGAACTCCAGCGGGGTCAGGTCCAACACTTCAGGGAAAACATGCCCGGCATCCAACAGGGCAGCGAGGATTTCACTGGCGTTGCCGATGCCAATCTTCACCCATTCAAACAGGGAGATATGACCATCTGCAGCGGCAGTGGTGTAAGACTTCAGAAGAGCGGCCACGGCAATGCCGGCCTCCTTCAGGTTGGTGATTCCAAGGGTGTTTTTGCTCATAGGTCAGGCGGTAGCGGGTGGCGGTTTTCGGAAGGTGCCAGACTCGTGGCGCGGCCAGAGCCGGATCCGGGCGGGACAGTGCTCGGCCTCACAAGCGCCGATGATTTTCTCCATCGCCTCGATCCTGGCATCCTTCACCTTATGCTCTTCGATGCATTGTTCGGAGCGCGTCCATAGCACTTTGATGAACCCCGCCATGGCGGACAGTGCGGCAGCGCCAGCGGTGAATAACGCAGCATCAATTTCCATGGGCAGTTTGGGATCGATAGGTTTTGGTGTGGCCGTTCTGATTTTGGATGAGCAGGATTTGCTGCTCCAGCAGGTGAGCCATGGCATTGTCCAGCAGTCCGGCGGTGCCGTATTGCCCCTCTGTGCGGGCAAACATGGCTCCGGCTCCGGCCTTCACGGCATCCGCCAGGATGTAGAGCAGGGGCACCTCCACCCAGGATGCGGATGGAGGAGCTGGCACAGGCACTTGAGGAACTTGCGGACTTGTGAAATTGAAGGCAATGGCCGTGCAGCGGTAGCAGTGGCCGGTGGATGGCAGATAGCACAGACCGCCAACTGGATAAATGCGGGTGGAATCCCAGACCGCAGCGGTGAAGCGGGGGGCGTCCTCCCGGTAGTGGACGGTGACGGTGGCAGCGTCTGCGGTCAGGGTGACCCCATCCAAATACCATCCGTCCGGTCCCATGCGGTAGCATACGGGCTGGGCCTCTGTCGGCTTTGCCAGCGGGTGGGCCGTCCAGATACCCTCCACCACGGCGAGACGTGCGCCCGTCGCCCGCTGGCGCGGCAGGAACACGCCGCCATGCACGGGGTGGGCACTGACGGTGAGCGGACCCATGCTCATGGCGTCCGGCCAATCGTGGAATTCCCACGCATAGCGGTAGGCCAGATTGATCCCGCGCGTGATCTGCTCCGCGATGGCGTTATCTATCCCATCCACGGACGGCACGATGCCCTGATCCAGCGCGGTATCCCACAGCACTTCCTGGAAAGTGACGGTGCGTGGCAGAGTATCCAAGGCGCTCCAGCTCATGCGGCCTCCTCTCGTGCGGGGGTGCCCCACTGGTTTACAATGGTAGTTTGTCCCGAACAGTATTGCACCTTGGACAGCGGGTTATCCCGGCGGAACTCCCGCAGGAATTCTTCATTATCCCAGCAGTCATAGCCCAGCCGCTGCCCCCAGTAATGGAAGGAGGTAGGATCCAGCACCGTGCTGCAATGGCCGATGCCTGCAATCTCCCCCATGCCCTGCATGGCCCGGGCGTTATCCACCTGCCGGAAGTGGTGGGTGACCTTTTTGGCCATGGTGCCATAATGCAGCTCCGTGAACAATTCAGTCGCGCCAGCCAGGCCAAAGTTATCGGCAAAGCTGTCGAAATCGATCTCGATCAGGGTGTCGCTGGGCATGGGGGAGGAGAGTTCCTGGTTCCTGGTTCCTGGTTCCTGGTTCTTGGTTCCTGATTACCGGGAACTGGATTTGGCAGGGGGAGCTACCTTGGCAGGTTCTGGCTCTGGCTCCGTTTTGGCGGGGGCGTCTGCTTTGGCGGGCTCCGGGGCAGGCTCCGGCTCCGGCTTGGGCAGGGCATCCAGGACCAGGGCGGCAATTTCTTCCGCGATGGTGGGATCCGTCAGGACAACCGGAGCGCCGCCCCGCTGGTGGGCGTAGTTGGAGAGGAGTTTGGCGAGGGTTTCTTTCATGGAGATAACAAGTAAAGGTTTGGTTGTGGAGGTTGGATTTGAACCAACGGCCTTCAGATTATGAGCTTGACGAGCTACCGGACTGCTCTACCCCACAACAAATGGTTCAGGTGGTGATCTTGCCCATCATCCGGGGGTTGCTGACTTCCAGCCCGGTGATGTATTCGATGAACCGGCGGTAGCCGCCGCCACGGTATTCCAGCGGCTTCACCATGGCATTCCGCACGGGGCGGAGGGCGCAGGATTCCATGTCCACGAAAAGGGCATGGACGCCAGAGGGCAGGCTGAAGTGAGTGTGCAGGCGCAGCTTGCCGAAGTCCGATTCGTAAATCTGGATGTTCAGCATCAGGGTGCCATCGCTGGCGGCCGCGTTGAAGCGGCGGAGGGGGGCGGTGGTGGCGCTGGCATCCCCGGTGCGGGCCCAGCCGGAGAAGACGGATTTCATGTCAGGGGTGACAAACACGTCCCACGTCCCATTCCGCCGGGCGGCGGAGCTGATGGACTTCATGACGCCGCGCACGTCATCCTCGGTGACGTTGGTGGCGGCGGTCTTCCCAGTGACGATGCTGGCGGTGGGGCACAGCGCGGCGCTGTTCACGGCCAAGTCCGGCGAGCCGGGGTTGGCGCTGCGGATCCAGTTGGTCAGACCGCGCAACTTGCCTGGAGTGGAGTTGTCAGTGTTGGCCTGACTATCGGTATTTTTCAGGCAGGTCACCTCCAGATTTTCCCGGGCAAGGATGATGCCGTCTGCCACGGTCTCCGCCAGCAGGGTGCCGTCCTGGGCGTACTCGTTCCCCAGTTCGTTTGCTACGTCCGTGACGCCTACGACGACGCGGGCTTTTTGGTAGCGGCCTTGGAGCATGACCTTGAGGCCCTGGCTGTTGATGACTTCGGAGTCAGCCACATCCATGCCATCCGCCACGGCGTTGTCAGAGGGAGTGTGGCGGCTCTTGTATTTCCACTCGAAGAGGGAGGAAACGGGAGGTTTTCCCTTCCGCACCATGCTGGAGAAGGGGTTTTCCTCCGCACGGGCGTAGGTGAAGGAGGTGTTCACGTCCTTCACCCGGAAGGGGGAGACAACGTCTCGGTCAAAGGCATCAGCCATAATATTAGTAAATTAGGGGGTGGTCTGGGTTGGTGGTGTCAGGCGGCCATTTCCGCCGCGACGAGGGCCGCCAGATCATCAGAGTCCCGCGTTGCCGCGTAGCGCTTCTGAAGGGCGGAGAGGTCCGGTTTCCCCCCCTGCGCCCGGGCTACGGGGGCGGAGGTGGCAGGGCGGACGGTGCCGGGACCCTGGCCTGCCAACGGGGCAGGCTTGGTGCCGGGCTTGATAGGGGTGGCGGGTTTCTGAGGGGCAACGACTTTGCCATCCTTCAGTTCCATCCTGACGTATTTTGCCTTGCCAGCCTCGATCTCGGCGACCTGGGCGATGGACCGCGCCGCAGCGGCGAGGAACATTTCCCAGTTGGGCAGCTTGGTGCGGATCTCCGGACACATCTTCAGCGCCATCTCGGCGAATTGATTCTGCTCCGTGCCGGCGGTGAAGAGTTCCGGGCAAACGCGCCGGGCGCCTTCCCACGGTTTCTGCTCCGCGCGGCGGTGCAGGCGGCTCTGCCAGTCAGGCGCGGCTTCCAGCACTGTTTCGGCGTGGGCCAGCTTCATGGCCACGTCTTCCGCGCTGACTTCCAGGTTGCCGATCAGGCCGCCATCCGGGTTGGCCTTGCACCATTGGCGGATTTGCTTTGCCAGATTTGTCTGGGATTGCAGGTCCTCCAGGCTGTCCACATGGGCCAGCGGACTGGCAGGCGTGGGCAGGACGCCGAAGGGTTTGGTGGCCAGTTCTTCGCGCAGGGCCTTCACGGTTTCAGCCTGTTTTCCGAGCCGCTTCTGCGCCCACTGGGGGAGCTTCTTGAAGTGTTCCGGGGGCAGGTCCTCGTGGGCCGCGTCATCGGCGGGGTCACCCTCTTCCGGCGCGGCATCGTCTCCTGCATCGGAGTCGTCCGTGTCATCTGTCAAAGAGGGGTCTTGATCGTCGGGGATCTCGGTTTCGTCAGGTGGTGTCTCCGGATTGACCGTGGCGGCAGGGGCATCATCACCAAGCTCCGCAGCGACCATTTCCTCAAAGGAAAGCGCCGGCGCGGCCGGGGTGGGAGACGCGGCCGGTCGGGTCGCGGTGGAGGCTCCCTTCACAGGGGCCGCAGCAGAGGCAGATTGCAGATTTTCGACAGCCATGCCCCGGCTGTAAAGGATTCCGGCGGAATGTCACGGCACCACGCGCCGGAGTCGATGTTAATCGCAGGAGTCACCGCTAAACGCAGGAGTCAGCACAAGATAAATGGGCCGGACTGGGATCGAACCAGTGACCAAGCGATTATGAGTCGCACGCTCTACCATTGAGCTACCGGCCCGCTTGTGCAAGTTCTGCCGGAGCCGCTGGGGTTTCAAGGGGTTTTGCGGGGCGACGGGCAATCGCAGGGCCACGATGACTTCCCCGCTCACCCCTCTCCTTCCTGCTCCGGCGTGCCGGTGAGTTCGGGTTCGTGGGCGGCGGTGTAGAGCAGCAGGCCCAGCTCTGCCAGGCCAGCGGCGGCTCCCAGTTGGTAGCTGGAGGATTCCCCATTGGCGGCCTGTTGCGCGGCGGTGGCCAGGCTGTTGAGGGCGTGTTGCTGCATGGCGCGGAGGATGAGGTGCAGGACGGGGGACTCTGCATATTCCCGCAGGGGGGGATGCAGCAGGGTGGGAGGGAGGGGAATGTTTAGGAATTCCATTTTAGGTTCTTGGTTGTTGGTTCTTGGTTTTTAGTTCACGCCGCCGGGGCTTGTTGTTGGGCTTTGACGCCAAGCTTGCCGGTGTTGGCGTTGGTTTGCTGGGCGAGCTGGAAGTCGTGGAATTTGATGCGGTTTTCCACGAGGGCGGCGACGTCCGGATCCGCCTGCATGGTGCGCTGGATCTTGGTGGGGCTGCCGTCCTGGTTGGTGGCGCTGAGGCGTTGCAGGAGGACATCCTTCCGCGCTTTGTGATCCTTGCCGGGGAGGTAGGGCTGTTCCTGACCGGCAAGGAGGGCGGTGAGGATGCGGTCCTCATCCGCCACCTCCGCTTGGAGGACTTGCTCCGGGGCGTGGGGCATGATCTCGCCCACCCAGCCGGGCAGCAGGGCGCTGACGGCGGCGCGGAGGATGTTGTGGGTGTTCAGGCTGCCGGTGCGGTCCAGCGGCAGCAGGCCCTCGTTGAGGATCTTCAGCTTGCTCAGGACGGTGTCCATGTTCAAGTCCGCGGGGTCGAAGCTGACATTCAGCGAGACGCCGCCCTGGATTTCGGCACGGCTGACCTGCAGGTCCACGGGCAGGCCGCCCACGTTGGCGGCGCGGATTTCGTCCGGGCTGTATTGCTGGATCAGCTTGAAGATGAGCTTGGCAACTTCCCCCACATCGGAGAGGAAATCCTTCACGCGCTTCCGCAGCCGGGTGAGTTTTACCTCCGGATCCACCAGCGGGCCCCGGCTCCAGTATTCGTTGAGCTGGGCCAGGATGTCGGCCACTACCTTCTCGCTGCCGCGTGTGTCGCCGGGCGGCTTCAGCCAATTGATGCCACCGGATCCGCCAGTGGTGAGGCGAGGGATCTGGCGGCCGGGGCGCAGGTCCACCTTCCCGCCGGCCATGCGGGCGGGGACTTCCGCCGGGGGCAGGAGTTGCAGGCTGGCATTATCCTCCTGCATGTCCATCTGGGTCTTGACGCCGATCTGGCTGGTAAAACTGACCTCCCCCACGCCCCGGCTGGCATCCATGCTCCAGGCGGCGGTCTCCCGCACACGCTCCACCAGCGGATAGGTGCCGTGCTGGTCCTGACAGCACTTGTGCAGGCCGTGGCTTTCTGTGAGGCCGGGGTGGATGACGGTGTGATAGACCGCAGGCACGCCGCCGAGGGCGCTGGCCCGGTAGTGGACGTGGAGGATTTGATAACGGGGATTTTCCAGCTCCGTCTGGTTGATGACGCGGCTGCCTACATCTCCGCCGGAGCCCACCCAGGCGGTAAGGGTGGAGGCCACGCCGCTCTTGTCCCACGCCCGGCCCTTGTGCCCTCCGGCGATGAGCGCCTCCACCCACGCTTTGTCATACTTCCGGGAAAGCACGCGTTCCCGAAGCTCCACTTCCGTAAGCCACTCCGGCAGGACGAACCACGGCAGATCCTGAGCAAAGCGGTAGCCGGTGGGCTTGATGATGTCCAAGCCATTGCGCAACGCCCGGATCTCCGGGCAGCTCTGCTGGACGTAGGGCGCGTAATACTCCACCGCGCCACTATCCGAGAGCTTGGCGGCCACGCGCCGGGCCTCGCTCAGGGGCATGTCCGGATCAAACTGGAGCAGGGCGGCGATGAGCGGGTCCTTCAATTCAGGATCCGTGATCAGATCCGTGAGGGTGGTGGCCACACCTTGGGCGATGGCGGCGGCCTGCTCTTCCGTGAGGTAGCTGTCCTGCTCCGGCGGCAGGGCCTGCCCGCTCTGCTGCGCGGCGGCAGCGGCCTGGCCCTCCGCCGCCTGCATGGCGGCGGCGGTGGAGATGCGCAGGAGATCCTCCGCGCTGATGCTGCGGGGCTCCAATTGCAGGGTTTCCTTCCAGCCGAGGAACAGGACGCTGTGGCCAAATTCCTCCGCCCAGTCCGCCCACTGATTGATGGCCACGCGGGTGCGGGCGGCGTTTTCGTCTGCGTAGTATTCGTTTACGCGGCCCCAGAGCGCGGTCTGATTCTGCGGGCCCTCCTCCGGCGCCAGGTCGCGCGGGCCTACGTTGGTGCGCCCCATGTCGTAGGCCACCATGAGCTGGTCCACGCGCTCCGAGATGATGCCATCAATGAGCGGCACGCGGTTATCCGCCGCATTCACCCAAGGGAAGATTTTGGAAGGATCCGTGCCGGGCGGGCAAACCTTCCGGCCGCTCCAGTCCTGCCGCTCCCACTGGCAGTAGCGGTAATAGTGATTCTGCTCCATCCGCTCCCAGCTCCCCAGGTGGGTGGCACTGGTGAGGGCAGATTGGATTTCAGAGAGCAGGGTGGAAACGTCCGGCTTGGTGCGCAGGGCGAGGGAGGAAAGGAGGGCGGTGGTGGGTTTCATGGACTTTTTAGTGTTTGAGTTGTCAGTTTTCAATGGGTGAGGGCAGAATATTTGTTGGCGGACAATGCCATGCCCGTATTGCATTCGACAGAGATGGCGTGGTCGTCCCAGAGTTCGGCCATGCCAAAATCTTTGACGTTGGTCACCTCCAGCTCCTGCCCGAGGTGCAGCTTGCACCAGGCTTTGATGGGGGTGATGGCATCCTCCCAGCCGCCGCCGATGATGGGCAGCCCGTGGCCAGACACGCGGGCGGTGAATATTTTAACGGTGCGGCCCTCGGCCAGCCAACGCCGGACGCGTTCCTGCATAAGCGGCACGGGCTGACCAATGTGGTCTGCTCCTTTCCACCCATCGTAAACAGCCAGCGTGCCGTCGAGATCGACGCCGGTCCATGCAGAGGTTTGTGATGACATAAGTTATTGGGTTATTGGGTTAGCAGGGGAAGTCCGATGGAGCACTCCCCGCAGAAATCGTGGGCAAGAGAGACAAGTTGGGGGAGGGTTTCGGGAGGCGGGGGGCCGAAAGCAGAATCGTAGCAGAGAAGGCGATTGTTGGGGACGGCGGCAAACCAGCCGCCCTCCACTTGGAGGAAATGGAGTTGCTTGTGCTGCTCAAAACAATCGGCGAGGGCATTGTTTTGGAAATCGAGCGTGAAGAGATATTTGGCAGGGATGCGGGCGGGGAGTTCAAAGGATTTGAAGTTAAGGAGGAGGGCATTGGAATTCCGCAGCAGCCCGAATTCATGGACGGCAAAGGAGCTGGAAAAAGTATCCCACGGCTGCAAGAGTTCGGCGGATGGCAGCTCACAGGGCTGCCAGCAAATGGCCTGCAAAGGCAGACAAAACATGATTCCGGAATAACCTTCCTGCTGGAAGCGGACCTGAAATTGCAGACTGGAGCCAGCCTGACAGCGCACGCCGAGGAGATGCGCCTCGATGTATTCGCCCTGACCGGACTGGAGGTTTTGCAGGAATTCCTTCCGGACAAGGACGGTGAGAAGACGGGGCAGGTCGCTTAGAATTTCTGGCATAATATTGGCATTGAAAGGTCATTTGGTGGTGGTGGGGAGCATGGCTCCAAGGGCGGATTCAAGCTCGTAGTAGGCGCGGGTATTGTGGGAGCCGTAGCGGATGGCGGGAATGGTGCCGGTATCAATCAGCACGCGCACGGTGTGGGAGGTCAGCCCCAGCCGGGCCCCCAACAGAGTCAGGGTGCCGCGCCGCAGCAGTGGCGTGAACTCTTTGCGGGCATCAGTGGCGGTGTAGGACATGGCGGGGAAGTTTGGGAAGTGCTTGATTATTGGGTGGTGGTGGCTAGGTTAAATGGTTAAAAACTGAAAACTGAAACACTGAAAACTCCCCCTCAATAACTCCCTCCGCCCCGGGCGTAGAGGTCGGTGGGATCGTAGTGGCGGGGGTTGGCAATGGTAAGATAGCGGATGCAGTCGATGGGATCCTTCCGGGCACCCTCGCCGCCATCCCGGCCGGTCCAGTGGGCCATGGCGTCGATGAGGTTGGCGCAGCGGTCGGCGATGATGAGGCTGGGGGACTTCCCCCCGAAGGCGAGGACGCCGGAGGGCTGGAGGGTGGCGAGGGCGCTATCGTAGTTCAGGCGGTCGGTGATCATGCCCACGCCTTCCCGGATGGTGGTCTTCCCCTGCTCTGCGCCGCTGTCCCGGCCGGCGGGGGCGAAATCCAGGCCGTATTTCCCGGACATGATCTGGATCAGCGTCAGGCTTTCGCCGTGGGTGGTGGTTTCCGTGTTTCCGGCGCGGCCGTCCATGATTCGGCAGCCATCGTGCAAGGTGATCCGGCCTTCAGCGGTGGCCCAACCGGCATCGCCTGCCATTTTCTGCTCCAGTTGATAGAGTTCCTTTTCGACGCGGGCGATTTCGTCGGCGATTTGCTGGTAGCCCAGGCCCCAGCAGAGTTGAGCGGGGCCGGGGACGCCGTCCGCTTTCTTGCCATTGCCGTTCTCCGCCCACTCGCCGGGGTCGCCGATCTGGTTGGCCTCGATCCAGTCGCCAGGCTGCGGCCACTCCCGGGCGACGAAGATGAGATCCTCCCCTCCGGGCTGGGGGCAGACCTTGGCCCAAATCATGAACCAATTCCGGCCCGCCACGGGATCCGCGATGTGATACCAAGTGCCGGTTTTGGGCAGCCAGGAGATCTCCCGGACGTGCGCCTCCCGGCTGAAGAGGGGAAACTGGACGCCAATGGTTTTGACGGCGACGCCGTAGGCTTTCCAGAGCTTCACGGCGCGGCCTTCCTTGGCCAGGACGCTTTTCATGGCCTGCCAGTTCCCGCCGAAGGGATTGTCATAGACGTGGAAATAACGGATGATGGCTTTCTCCTCCGCATTCCAACGCAGGCGTGGCACGCTTTCAAATCCGGTGGGCGTGGGCAGCAGCTCGGCAGGGACGGCTTTCTTGATAACGGATTTCCCTTCCAACTTTGCCACGGTGGGGGTGTAGCCGTATTTTGGCGTGAAGGTGATGAGCAGCACGCCCTCCATGAGGCGGGGGATGAGGGGGCGGAGGTATTTTTCCCAGGCGTCAGGGTCCCCGGCGTCCCGTTGGGCGATGGCGTGGGCCAGGGCGGGGACGATGGCGGTGGTGTTCCCGGCCTTGGTGAGGAGACGGTCCCGGCAGGTGCTCATGAATTCCACGGGGATCAACTCGTCCGCCCAGCAAAAGTTCGGGCGCGGACCTTCCAGGGCTTTGATGTTGGAATTGTAGAAGATGAAGTTGCAGCGGCTGCGGTTGTCCAGGCCGAAGCTGTTATCCGTGAAGCCGTTCACGGCGTTGTAGGTCATCTTGGTGCGGGCGTTTTTTTTGTGCTTCCCCGTATCCGGTCGCAGCTCCTCCGGCAGGCTGGCGTAGGTCCATTGCTGCGGGACTTCCCGGCTGGTTTTCTCTTCCTCAGCGAATTGCCAGCAGAGCCAGTTCTCGTTTTCATGCATGGCCCAGGCGAGACGCTTGGCGGCATACCAGGTTTTGGAGGAGCCATTGCCGCCCAGCACGGCCATGGTGATGGGCTGGCCGGGAAAGGCGCAGCGCAGGGCGGCGAGGTCCCAATCCGTCTCCCTCCAGACTTCCGGCTCAAAGCCATAACGGTAAGGGTCCGCCGCCTCCCGCCGCATGGTGAGGTCCCGGTCCTCGATCAACTTCAGCAGCCGCGCCACGCTCATGACCTGCGCCACGCCGCCCACCACCGCCGTGCATTGCGTGATGTCATACGGCTGCTCCCAGTCAATCCCCAGGCAGGGATAGACTGCGTGCGGGCGCTGGGTGGACAGCAGGCTTTCCAGATGCTGGCGCAGGGCATCCGGGGCGGGGGCGATGGCAGGGAGGGCGTTCATAGATAACTAGAACGGAAGCCGCTCGTCATCGCTCCCGCTGAGCGGGGCGCCTTCGGACTTGCCGCCGTTGCCGGGGCGATCATCCGGCTTCGGCTCGAAGACGGAGCAGATGAAATTATCGTCGCCAGCCTTCATGCTGGCGCTGCGCACGAGGGCGTAGAGACTGGCGTGCAGGATGTCCGCATCCATCTTGATCCAGAGGTTCCGGCGGCCATCCGAGTGGATGCTCTGCATAAGGGTGCCGATATTTTTATAACGGTTTTTCTCCTGGGCTCCCTTCATGTATTTGCCGGTGACGGCGGCGATCCGCCCGAGTTCGATGTATTCTGCCATGGTGTTTGGTTGATTGGATTATTGCGTTAGAATCCAGCGTCGTCATCTGACGCCGCCGGGAGATTTTGCTGCCGCTGGTTGGGGTTGTTGCTATACAGGCTGGCGGTTTTGGGGGCGAAGCGGGCAAGGTCGCCCCGGAAGAGGACGGGCAGGTCCGCCTGGGCGCAGGCCCGGCCTTTCCGGATGGCGAAGATGCCCTGGGCGCTGTAGTATGACTCCCCATCCCAGCGTGGCTCCTTGAGCAGCTCGGCGTCCTTGCTGCTGTTGCGGCCCTTGGCGTATTCCTCCCACTTTTCCTGGTCGTCCTCTTTGAGCTTGTCCCACGGTTTGTAATAACTCTCCCGGTGGACGAAGGCGACGCCGTCCGCGTATTCCTCCATGGAGCCGCCTTCCTTCAGGTGGGAGAGCATGGGGACGCGCCCGGCGTTTTCCTCCGCGCCGCGGGAGACCTGGGCCAGTCCCACGATGACGATCTGGAATTTCTTCGCCAGGCCCTTCAGCATTTCGCAGACTTCCATGATGGCGAGTCGGGGGTCGCCCTTGGCCTTTTTCTCGCAGGCTTTGACAAGCTGGAGGTAGTCTACGATGACGAGCGGGGGCTGGTGGCCCTGCTTCAGCTTTTCCGCATCCCAGCCAATTCGCCGGACGAAATCCGTGATCTGGGCGCGGAGTTCCTGCGAGGTGACGCCGTAGCCGTCATAAAACTTCAGGCTGCCGGTGAGGATGCTGGCGATGGACTGGGAGAGGCGGCGGATTTCGTCCTGGGCATCCTGGATGTGGGCGTTGGTGATTTCCACGGGCGGCTTCCCCTCAGCGGCGCGGCGGGCGGCTTTGGCGGTCATGCGCTCCTGCAACTCGCCCACGGCTTCCACGGCGAGGGTGCGGTAGAGCGTGTCGGCATTCGCCCCCCGGTTTGCATCCGCGACGCGGCGGGCGACCTTCCAGACCATGGCCTCGGCGGCGGAAAACATGCCGGTGCGGCTCTTGCCCAGGGCGATGCGGGCGCGGCCAAGGACGCTGCGGCCCATGATCTGGACATCGGACATTTCCAGGGTTACCATGAGCACATCGCAGTTCTTTTTGTTGGACGCATCCAGGGCGATGGCTTCGGCGATGGCGGTGGCGAAGCTGGTTTTCCCCATGCCGGGGCGCGCGGCGATGATCCAGAACTCCTGCGGCTGCAGGCCATTCACCACGCGATCGATGTCCGGAAAGCCCAGGGACAGTCCCATGGGATTCCCCCGGTGCTTGAACGCAGCGGCCATGCTATCCGCGAGGTCCAGCACCACGTCCCGGCCATCCCGCAGGCCCTTGTGGGAATTGGTGCTGCGCATGCCCATGAGGCTGGCCTCCACGCTTTCGACGCTGGGGAGCCATTCCTCCGAGGTGTCCATGAAGGCTTCCTCCATCTGCTCGGCCAGGGCGATCCCGCGCCGGCGGCGGGCTTTGTCGAGGATCTCCTCACAGTAGTGCTCCAACGCAGTGGAGTTGGGCGCGAAGGTGTAGATCTCCGGCACCATGGCGGGCCCGCCTACTTTCTCCATGAGGTCGCGGTCCATCAGGGTCTGCTGAAGCAGCGTGGGATCCACCATGCGCCCGGCATTGTAAGCCTCCCGCATGAGACCGAAGATGATGCGGTTCCCCGGGAGGTAAAAATCCTCCTCCGTGACGAGGGCGCAGAGGCGCGGCATGTTGCGCCCGGGGTCGATCATGGCCGTGGACAAGGCCCCCTTCTCGCCGGTTTCAGCGTAAGGGTAGGAGCGGAGGGAATCAGGGGAGGTCATGCCGCGCTTGAGGTTGAGGTGAGGTAGGCCACCACGGCATCGCGGGCGTGGACCTGTTGCTGGTGCCATTCGCCGCGCGGCGGGATGTCGTAGATGGCCTCAAAGGCGTCCTGCCAGCCGTCCGGCGCGGCAGGCACGGCGTCCGCCTGAAAGTGCCGGGCGGCCCCCCCTGATTTTTTTTCGGTATCCGGCGGGCTGGAGTTCACGAGCCGGGACCAATGCGCCGCCAGGGCGGAGGCGGTGAGGGTAGCGCCGGGGAACTCGGCGCGGTAGGCGTCCGCCCGGCGGCGGATTTCTGCCACGGTGAGGCCAGGGCAGGCGAGGCGGATTTCGGCGAGGGCGTGGTTCAGCCGCCCCCTTTCACTTTTTGTGAGATTGGCCAGACTGGAGCCTTGGAGGTTGCACAAGGATTCAAAACAGCCATCCGAAACGCGGGGAGCTTTGGGCGGTGGTGGTGGGCTGTCTGGATTCTCAAAACCGGGAATTTCCTCCTGCGAGGCGACAGCCGCGCCAAGAGATACTCTTCTCTTATCTACTCTTATCTTATCGACCCCCCGGAAGGCTGGCTTAGGAGGTTCTTCGGACTCCTCCAAGGGTGGCTTAGGCGGGGTCTTAAGAGTTTGTTTTCCCTGATGTGTGCTCCACGCAGTCCAATTCCGGACCAAAACGGCGTTTTTTTCCGCCCAATCGTGGACTTCGTAGGTGCCATCCTGGCGGTCATCGAGCAACTGACACTCTACGAGGACTCTTAAGAGATTCTCAGGACCTGCATACCGGCAGATGCCAGACAGCATGATGGGACTCAGCCGGAAGACCCAGGCGCGGGAGTTTTGGCAGTGCGCCCACAAGCCCAGGATGGCCGTCAGGGCCTCGCCCGTGCCGAGCTGGGCGCAGAGCGCCTGGATTTTCCAGTGGCTCAGGATGTCGGGTTGCACCACCATCAGACGGCCCCCCCTTCTTTTTTTGGCAAGGGTGAGGCATGGCCCTGGTGGACGCATTCCCAGCGGCCGTCCGGATGCCCCAAACAAAGCAGGAGGACGCCCAGGCGTAATCCCGTGCGGCGACGCACCGCCACCTCCGCCACGGTGCCCCCCGGCAGCGCCACGGCCACCCACAGCGGGTTCGGCAGCATCCGCACCACCTTCAGCCGCACCGGATCCGGCAGCGGCGCAGGGAGCGCTTCCGTCGCCCCCTCTTTTTTTTCCAGCCCCAGCAGGGCCCAGACCCGATCCCGGCCCGCTGGCGTGTAAGCCACGCGCCCGGACGGCTCCTCCCGCGTCCAGTGCTCACCCTCCGCCAAGTGATCCCGGCGCACCGCCGCCACCAGCCCAGCATTCAAGCCCAGCTCCTCCGCCACCTGTTGATCTGCCGCAGCCATTAGATGCGCCCTCCTTTTGCAAAAATAATCCAGTCGTTGGATGTAATTGTAGAGCATACAGCGCCGGCCACGCCACCCCCCCCCCCCCCCCCCCCCCCCCCCCCCCCCCACC